TCAGCGTCATGCCGCGGTACTCGCGGGCCGCATCCTCCAGCGGGAACAGGGTCGGGCTGTAGCGGTGGAGGAGCGCGTTGGCGACAGCCTCGCGGCGGGTCACCGTCGCGTCGCGACCGCCCAGCGGGACCGAGACATGGCCGAAGGTCCGGGTCTCGTCGGACTGCGCCGCGACCTGGTCGAGGATCAGCCGGCGCGCCTCATCGATAGAAACGCCACGCTTGATCAGGTCGTCGGCGAAGCCGCGCTCGAGGTGCAGTTTGTCGGCAAGGCCGTGAATGGTGGAGACGCGATCGCGTTCCTGCGCGCGCCTCGGTCACCAGCGCGTCCGTGTCGACGCTGCGGGTCTGCTCCTGCGGCTTCGGATCGGGTGCAGACTTCGGCTGGCCTCGGGCGCCGCTTTCCTTCGGCTTCTGCCGGATTTCGGCGTCCTTCGCCTCGGTGGTCTTCTCCGCAGGCATGTCGGTCGCTTCGCGGGTCGTCTCTTCGGTCTGATCGGTGTCGTGCATCACATTGGTCCTCTGCTGGGTTTGGCCTGCGGCGCTGCGATGCAGGATGCAGTCGTGGAGGGTTTCGGTGGAACGGAAGCCGGCGGCCGGATCGGCGCCGACCGGCACAGCGGAGATCTCGAAGGGGGTCCAGTCGACAGCGCGCCAGAGCTTGCGGCCGCCCTCGGGCTTTGAGACCTCGTAGCGGTGGACCTGGTAGCCGATGGAGACCGCGCGGATGTGCCCGGCCTCGATGTCCCGCCAGATATCGCCGACCGAATCACGCTCGGAGATCCGGATCCGCGCGATGCCCTGCCCGTTCTCGATCCGCGCCGAGCCCGGCACGACCGAGCCGATTACCGCATCGAGATCGCCCGCGTCATGCACCTTCAGGAACGGCGCGCCGTTGTTCAGCCGCTCCAACCGCACATGATCGGGCGCCATGCTCAGCTCTTCGTCGTGCGCCTCGCCGAAGAGCGACATGCGGCGGACCCGCGCGCCGGTCGACCAGATCACCTCGACGCTCCGGCTCTCGGGATCGATCGTGTTCGGCGACAGCTCCGCCGCCCGGCGCAGCGCCGGCAGTTCGATCGTCTGCTCCATGAATGGATCCTCGTCAGGTCTCGTCGCCGTCCGGGGCGTTCGGATCGGTCGCAGGGTCAGGATCGGCAGGCGCGCGCGACTGTGCGCTGCCGGTCTTGGTCACGCGGCGCGGGTCGCTGTCGAGGACGAGGCCCAACTCGTCCAGCTTGCCGTTCGTCGCTGCGATCTCGGCCAGCACCGCGTCGGGGTTACGGCCCTGCCGGGCGATCGCCTCGGCGAGCGTCATGGTGCCGGAGCGGATGGCGAGCAGGTCCGCCATCGCGTCCTTCTGCGGATCGACCGCCTCGAACTTCGGCGGCGACCATTCGACCGGCACGTCGGGCGTCGGGATTCGTCCCGCTGCCCACGCGGCCTCCGTGAACCAGCGCCAGATCGGCGCGCAGAACATCGGGATGAAGAGCTGCCACTGGACGGCGTCGATCATCCGGCGAAACTCGACGAGTCCCGCCCGGATCGACGAGTAGTTCACCTGGCTCAGGTCCCCGGTCAGCAGCTCGTAGGGCACGCGGAACCCGGCCGAGATCGTGTGCAGGCTCGCGCGCTTGTATTCGCCGTAGCCGGCGGTTGCCGCGGGTTGGTTGAAGCGGATGTCCTTGCCGCCCCGGGCGTAGGCGATGAGCCCCGGTTCGAACTGCTCGACCCGGTTGCCGTCGGCGTCTACAACGGAGGGGGCAATCCCCTGTTGCGCTTCCTCCTCGCCGAAGACGATGGCGGTGACGCAGGCCTCGGTCTTCTTGCGGACGATTTCGGCGACTTCGTAATCGTCGAGGTCGCGAAGCGCGCGGATGACCGGCGCGCCCCAGGGCACGCCACGGGCCTGCGTGCGCTGCTTCTCGTAGACATGGGCGATCTCGGAGGCCGGGACCGCGCGGCTAGTAAACCCGCCAGTCAGGGCGTGCATCGCGTCGCCCGGATGGACGCCGAAAATCCAGTAGGCCCGGCGCCGTCCGAGCGCGTCGAACTCGATCCCCTGGACCGCCTGACCGGAGCCGAGCGCCCCATTGCGTGACGCATCGAGGAAATCCGCCTCCAGCAGTTGCAGCTGCACCGGCGGCATGACCCCGTCGCCGGAACGCCTCGGACGGCGTCGGACCAGCACCTCGCCGGCCTCGACCATCTCACGGCAGGCGAGCGTCTGCAGGCCGTAGAAGTCGAGCTGGCCGTCCGCGTCGCAGGACCGCGCCCAGATCTCGAAGAGCCGATCGACCTCGCGGTCGAGCGCGGCGTCGCCGCTCGCAGCCCGCGGCATAATGCCGGCGCCGACGATGTTGTTGACCAGCACCGAGACCGCCTTGGCCGCATGTGGGTTGTTGCGCACCAGGTCCCGCATCCGGTCGCGCAGCAGCGCGCCGGCCCGGCCGATCTCGGCATCGGCCGAACTGCCTGGCGCGTGTCAGCCATTGGTGCGCCGGCCGCGGGCCGCGCCCTCGTAGGAGCGGGCGAGGCCTTCGAAAGCCTGGCGCGCCAGCACACGCCGTGTTGCCGCCCGGGGCGACACCGTCGCGATGGCCCGGTCGAACCAGGACACCGACATCAGCGATCCCCGCGCGCGAAGCCGGCGATCGGGCGGTTGGCGGCACCCGCGATCTGGCGCTCGATGGTCTGGATGCGCCCGAGCAGATCCTCGGCCGAGCCGTATTCGACGGTCTTGCCGTCATAGCTCACCCGCGTGGTCCCGCTCGCATAGGCACGCCGGAGCGCCGCGAGCTCCGCTTCCGTCCAGTCCGCCATTGTCAGAACCATCCTTCCCGCCGCCCGAGCCAGTCGGAGCGGCGCTTACCCTGTTGTTGCGATACCGGGCGCCCGATCATGCCGGCCGGCGTATCCATGCCGGTCGGGACGCCGAGCTGCGCTTCCAGATCGGCCCATGTCGCCTCGGACCAGCGGTCTGCGCCTGCAATCCAGGCGGCGGCGCGGGCATAGACCCGGCAGTCCAGCGCCTCATTGCGCTCGCGGAGCTTTTGCCATTCGAGCCGGGCGAAGCCGCGCCGGTTCCTGACCGTCACCAGCTGCTCGGCAGTGAGCTGTTTGATCCATTCGGTGTCGGCCCAGCCGGGCAGATGCACCGTGCCAGGGGCGAAGGCGGCGCCGGCCTCCATTTCTTCGGGCGTCGGACGCGGCAACCGCAGGAAGCGGTGGGTCTCGGCCTTGAAGGTCGAGACCGCCACGGTCCACAGCCGCGCACCCCGGCGCAGGCGCTTGCCGCCCGCGGTGGCGTCGACATAGGTCGGTCCCGAGACAGGACTTGCCCGGTTGAAGCCTTCGAGCCCCTTGACCGGGGCGACCTGCGCGAAGCCCGCCGAGCGCGCCCAGCCATAGACCGCCGCGGTCTCGTAGCCCGTGTCGATGGCGAGCCGGGCAAGTCCCAGTTCCGCGCCGCCGGCGTGCCGCCAGCTGCGCCCCAGCAGATCGGTCAGCGCCGCCCAGCTCTCGGGCTGGCCGGGCCCGCCTTCGATCACAACGTGATCGACGAGCCAACTTTCCAGTCCGCGGCCCCAAGCCCAGACGTCGACCTCGATCCGGTCCTTCTGCACGTCGGCGCCCCCAGTCAGGAACAGACCGCCCGCGGGCACGAGGCCTGCCGGCCAGTCCTCCCGACGCTCCACCAGCCGCTGCCAATCCGGTGCGTCTCCCGTCTCGATCCAGGTTTCGCCGAGCACCGTGTTGCGGAACACCCGCTCGGCCTCGTCCGAGCCCTTCGCGGCCTCCTTGTCCCGCGCGATGTCGGCCCAGCTCTTCCAGCCCGGCGGCGAGTAGAGCGCCGAGAGATGAAACCCCACCGTCCGCGCATCGTCGGCTTCGGCGGTTGCCCGCCACTCGCCGGCTTCGAGCATCGCGGTCTTGTGATGCTCGGCGATCGGCTCTTCGCAGGCCGCGCAGTGGTAAGCGGCGGTTTCGGGTTGTCCCTTCTCCCAGCGCAGCCGCTCGAACTTGAGCCACCGCATCTCGCCGCACATCGGACACGGCACGAAGAAACGACGCTGGTCGCTCGCCTCGTACTCCCGCTCGATCCGGCTCACGCCGCGTATGGTCGGCGTCGAGACCAGGAAGACCTTGCGCCTGTGCGCGAAAGTCAGCGACCGCGCCTCGGCGAGCCCGACCGGGTCGCCTTCCTCGTCGGCCGAAGCCGGGTAGGCGTCGACCTCGTCGAGGCAGACGTATCGCGCCGGCATGGAGCGCAGCCCCACGGCGGAGTTGGCGCCGGTCAGTACCAGCACGCCGCCCGGAAAATCCTTCGACAGCTGCGTGTTGCCGCTGTCGCGCGCCCGCGCCGGCTTCACCCGCTCCCGAAGCGCCGGGCTCTCCTCGATCAGCGGGTCGATGCGTTGCCGCGAGTTGCGCTTGGCAAGCTCCACCGTCGGCTGGACCGCCAACATCGGCCCCGGTGCGTGGTGCATCACGAAGCCGATCCAGTTGTTGCCGGCCTCCGTGGCGCCCACCTGTGCGCCCTTCATGAACACCACCCGCTCGATCTTCGAGGCCGGCGACAGGCAATCCATGATCTCCTTGAGATAGGGCGCCCTGGACGTGCGCCAGGGGCCTGGCTCGGACGCCCCTTTTCCCGACAGCCGCCGATGCCGGTCGGCCCATTCGGAGACCGTCAGTAACGGGTCGGGACACAGGCCCTGATCGAAGGCCTCGCCGTAGATCTCAGCCGCGGCCGGAATCACCTGACAGTTCCTCGCACGCTGCGCGAATTTCGGCGGTCAGCATCCCATGCACCCGTTGTTCGTCGGTTTCCGCCGCCAGCACAGCGGCGAGGCGCTCGGGGATGTTCAGCAACGCATCCCGGACCACCCGTGCCCTGTTGAACGCGGCGACCTTCACGTCGTCGGCATCCACGTATTTACCGGCCTCGACCCTGGCCTTGATCTCAAGAAGCTTCGCCCGCTCGACCTCGCTCTTGATGCGGGTCTTGAGCAGCAGGGTCGGCAGGTCGCCCCCCGACCGCGACGGCGCCGGAACTTCCGGGACCGCGGCGGCCGGCTGGCCCCGCCTTTCGGGCCGGACCGGCTCCCTGACCGCCGCCAGGACGGCGTCGGCCTGATCCGTATCGACCTTGCGGCCCGCGAGCCTGATGACGCCCTTGGCCACCATCTGGCCGACATATTGGCGGGACACCCCGCGAAGACGTGCGTATTCGGCCTGACTGACAAGCATTTCCGGACCGCGTTCCCATGACTGGACGCCCTCAAAAAGAACTGGAATTACAATCGATTAGAGTTGATAAGCGCCGCGATTGAAGCGTGTATGTGGTCACCGAAACGCTCAAGCCCAGGAGGCGCGCAAATGACCACCACCCACACCCCCGACGAACTTGAAACGATCTTCGCCACGGTTTGCGACCCGGACGACTGGAAGGCGCCGATCGAGGTCTGGTGCCGGGGCGAGGCGGTGCTGCCCATCTGCGAGGCGATCCGCTTTTTCACCGCCACCGAGCCCAGGGTCGAACTCGACGCCACCCGCATGCGCTACCTGGTCACCTCGGAGGGCTACCGCGCAGGGCCGGCGGGCGACCACTGAACATCGCACAAAACGAAAGGGACACGATCATGACCACCGACACCCGCGAAACTGCCCTCGACGCCTTCATGCGCCGCAAGGCCGAGATCGACGAGATGCTGGCCCGCCTCAAAACCTTGAGCGACGAGCATTTCAACGTCTTCCCCAATGACGTCCATTGGGGCCACGTCGGCGACCTTGCCCTCTACGCCGAGCTTCTAAAGCGCATCACCGACGTCGCCTTCCAGGAGGGCGAACACGCGGCTTGAGCCCGGCCCCGCTCCCCCGGCCCCGCTTGGCATTGCAGGCGGGGCTTCGGGCGGTAGGAGCGCCGCGATCGGCGCGGCGCCGGAACCAAGGAGGGAGCAACTCCCATGACCAAGCTTACCGATACACAACCGATCGTTCTCACTGCCGCCGCCGGACGCGACGACGGCTCGATTTTGCCCTTGCCCAAGACCATCAGGGGCGGCACCGTCGCCAAAGTGATCAATGCCCTTACGGCCAAAGGCCTGGTGATGCGCATCGTCGACGACCGTCCCGCCGTTGACGACGTCCTCAGGATCACCCGCGAAGGGCTGATCGCCATCAATGCCGATCCGGACGAGGGCGCCGGGGCGGCCAACGTCGCCGGAAGCGCCGAACCAGTGCCTTCCACCCGCCGGAACCGTAAGAAGACCGCCACCGCGCCGGACACGCCGAAGGAGCCCCGCAAGAAGCGCGAGGGCACCAAACAGGCCCTCCTGGTTGGCATGCTGCGCCGGCCCGAAGGCGCCACCATCGACCAGATCGTAGAAGCCACCGGTTGGCAGCGCCATACGGCCAGGGGCGCGATTTCCGGCGCCGTCAAAAAGAAGCTCGCTCTCGACGTCACCTCGGAGAAAACCGAGGGCGGCGAACGCGTTTATCGAATTGCCACGTGACGGTGACGGCCATGAACCGAAAAAGCAGAAGGCGGGCGGCAACCCGAAAAGGGAAGGCGCCCAAGCCCGAAGGCTACACCGTGCATCACATCGAAAGCCCCGCCGGGCAGGCGCAACTGGTAAAGCGCGGACTTACCACCCGCGACCTCGCCAAGGCCATCGCCCGGTTCCAGACAGCCGAGAAGGTCCGGGTCGGCACCCTGATCGGCGTCAACGAAGATGGCTTCTTCGGCTCGACCGACGATGGATGGACGCCGGATAAGTCTGGCGCCTTCGACGAGCCGCTGCTCAACATCCCCTGGGTCCAGATCCTCGAACTGCTGGGCCGGGTCCCGGAAAACACCACCGGAGAGTTCCTGGAGAGTGGCGGCAACATCCAATAATCTTTTCGCAACCTTACGCCGCCGCGGCCCCGTGCCCGGCGGCGGTTTCTTCGAACGTCTGGCCATCAGCTTCCAACGTCGCCGCGAGGCCTGAGAACTCCTGCCAGCGCGTGACGATGACGTCCACGTACTTGGGGTCCATCTCCACCAGCCGCGCACTCCGCCCCGTTTTCTCGCAGGCGATCAGGGTCGTGCCCGAGCCGCCGAAGGGGTCGAGCACGATGTCTCGGCTTTTCGACGAGTTACGGATCGCCCGCTCGACCAGGGCCACCGGCTTCATGGTCGGATGCAGATCATTCTTGCGGGGTTTGTCGACAAACCAGACATCGCCCTGGTCCCGGGCGCCGCACCAGAAATGCTCGGCGCTCTTCTTCCAGCCGTAGAGGATCGGCTCGTACTGGCGCTGGTAGTCGGCGCGGCCGAGCGTGAAGGTGTTCTTGGCCCAGATGACGAAGGTGGACCAATGCCCACCTGCCTCCGTGAAGGCCTTCTGCAAGGTGTGCAGTTCCGAGGACGACATGCAGATGTATGCCGCGCCCTTCGTCACCGTCAGGATGTTGACGCAAGCGTCGTAGAGAAACGTTTCGAACCCGTCGCCGAGGTTGTCATTCAGGATGCGGCGGTCATTGCCGCGCATCTTGTCCTTGGCGCTGTTGCCGTAATCCACGTTGTAGGGCGGGTCCGCGAAGCAGAAGTCCGCCAGGCCGCCGTCCAAAACCTTCTCCATGTCGCCCAACACCGTGGCGTCGCCGCAAAGCAGGCGGTGGTTGCCGAGCACCCAGAGATCGCCGGGCCTGGTGACCGGTTGCTCCGGCGCCTCCGGGACTTCGTCGTCTTCGATGTTGCCGGCGGCGGTCTCCGGTCCCTGGAACAGCCGATCGATATCGTCGAGATCGAAGCCGCTCAGGTCGAGGTCGAAGTCCTCCGCGCGGAGTTCCTCGAGTTCGATGCGCAGCATGTCCTCGTCCCAGCCGGCGTTCTCGGCGATCCTGTTGTCGGCGATAACCAGGGCACGGCGCTGGGTCTCGGAAAGATGGCCGAGCCGGATCACCGGCACGTCGCCGAGCCCGACCTTGCGGGCCGCTAGCAGACGGCCATGGCCGGCGATGATCACATCGTCCGCACCGACCAGGATTGGATTGACGAACCCGAACTCGGCGATGGAGCCGGCGATCTGTGCGATCTGCTCGTCCGAATGCGTCCGCGCGTTGCGCGCATAGGGGACCAGTCGATCCACGGGAATGTGTTCGATCTTCATTTCCATCTCGATGGCTTGACAAATTTCGGCTTCGGTTGACCGCCGCTTGACAGAAAGAATGGCCGAAAGTCGCGGAAAACCGCGATTTTGGCGTCAAGTTGTCAAGCGGGTGTCAAGTAAGTTGGCGGCCCTGACGCTAGCGAAATGCCGCGCCACGCCCGCCCGCATACGTTACGCGCCAGGAAGGACCCGCGGTCCACGCGTTATGGCCGATACAGCCCCTGGCCCCCGCGGTTGGCGATGATTCCGCCCGAGTCGGCGTAGAAAAAATCCAGCCGCCTGCCGTCCTCAAGGTGAAGAACTAAAGGTTCTCCTACCAGATGCAGATCCAGCTCTCCGATCTCAATGGTGCCCTCGATCCGCCTAAGACCAGGTACATCCTGCGACGGCGTCTCGTGCGCTTCCTGGAGCACTTGCAGATCGTACTCGGCCTCTCGGACGAACTCCCCGTTTTCCCGGTACACTCGACCGACGCCGCGGCACTCTTCGATCACATCCAGTCGGTCCACCGCACGTCACCATTCACTGAATTGAGGGGCCACATCGGCATTCCACCGCGCTCGCCTCGATATGCAACGAGCCGTGAGGTGTTCTGCCGCGGCTCGCACGCTCTTTCCCCGAGCTTGTCGCCGATCTTGTCGAATTTCGTGCTCATTGTCGCAGGCTATTTTGTTGCAACGTTATTGTTGCACCGGGACTGTTGAGCCGGGTCGCGATCTTGATCAGCGCGTAGGTCCAGTGCCGCCAAGCGGTCGACCGGTCGATGCCGAAGCGATGGCCGATGATCTTCCAGCGCACGCCCTCCGCGCGTAGCCACACGAGCCGTACCTCGTCAGGATCGAGCCATCGCAGCCAGAGCATGGTTTCGTCCATGCGGTCGATGGCCGTCGGCGATGGCGGGCCAAGCCGGACCTCTGCCTCGTGCCAGCCGAAGGCCTCCCAGAAGTCTTGGATGATCGGCGGCCAGGTGCTGAAATAACCTTGCACCTTGAGCGCGGGCAACCGGCGCAGGGTGTGGGCGGCTTCCTCCAGGCGCGCCTCGACCGTCTTGGGCGTCCAATCCCGATCAGTCATGGTCTGCCCTCCCGTGCCTTCCGTAGAGCCTCATGCCGAGCTGGCGAACCAGCTCGCGCTCGGGCCAGGTGAGCCGGTGATCGTCCTCCGAGATCACCAGAATCCCGTGCCGGCGCCAGCCGTTCCGCTTCTCAACCTCGACGTTCATAGGTGAGCGCTGCAGCTTTCCCAGCGGACACTGGGGACCGCGCGGGCCGCTCATCGGCTCACCTCCCGGAGACAGGCGGCATAACCCGCCACGTCAGGGATGCTGTCGAGACGAGCCGGGTCGTGGCAGAGGCGCGCGAGCTTGAGGTCGATCAGGCACAGCGCGACCTGGGCCGCCGTCACCTTGACGCCAAGGACAAGCGACCAGCGCTTCGCCACATGGTCGAAGAGGTCCTCGGGCTCGCCATAGCGCTCGCGCCGGTCTGCGACGACGCCGGCGGCGTGCCGGAGAAGCATTTCCGCGTTCATCGCACGCCTCCCCGGGTATCGATGGCCCAGAGCAGCAGCGCCAGCGCGTCGGCCTCGTTGTCGTCGGCGGGCTGGAAGCCGCGTTTCCTGACGGCGGCGATGACGACATCCTTCGGGGCGTTGTCCTTGCCCGCGACGTGACGCTTGATGGTGCCGACCGGCACCCCCTGGTAGGGCAGGACGCTCTCCTCGCACCAAGTCGTCAGATGGGCGAGGAAGCCGCCGAAGATGTGTGCCGCATCGGTCCCGGCGTGGCGCCGAACCTCCTCGAAATAGACGGCGGTGAGGCCGGGTGTCGTCCGCCGCAATTCGTCGAGCCAGCCGCGGAAGCGCAGGTAGCGCATTCCGCCGCCGTCGTAGCGACTGGGTCGGAACGACACCGTGCCGCTGACGACGGCGCCGTCGCTGGCCCGCACCGCCCACCCGGTGACCGTGCCGAGATCGAGGGCGAGGATGGCCGGCCTGTCCTCGGATCCGTCGGTCGTCATCGGGGCCGCCGGGCACGTTACGCCGCCGTTGCCAGCATGGCGGGCGATCGGAAGCCCGGTGTGGTTCACATGGGCGCCCTTCTCGGGCAGAGTCATCGTAACCATGGTGTCCTCCATTGGTGGGTCATCGTGGCGAGGGTGGCGGCGGAGGACTTGCGAGGTACGCCGCCGCCACCCGTCCATGGGGGTGCAGCCGGTACGGGGAGCGATGAAGTCGGGGGGCGCGCGACCCTTTGGGTGCGCTCCCCCTATCCCGTAGGGATAGAGCTTCCGCTGGGTTCTGGGTTCTGCTGCTAGCCTCTGAAATCGCTCGCCGATTCCAGATGGTAATTTCAGACCCCAGATCCGGTCTGGGTTCTGGGTTCTGGCGCAAGTGCTTGATTTTCCGAGGTTCCAGAACCCAGAACCCAGAACCAAACTTGGTTCTGCACGAGCGGGGCGGGCCGTCATGACACTGCCTCCCCGTCGTCGTGGTAGACCCACACCTCAGGGTCCTCGACGGGCAGCACCGCGCCGCTCATCGGACACTTGTAGTGGGTCGGAAGAACCGGCCTGGGCTCGTCCAGGACCTCGCCGGTCTCCGGGTCGACGCGGTTCTCCGCGGGCCCGAGCCGCATTCCCTCCACGCAGGCGTAGCCGAACTTGGAACGCGTCGCCGGGGGCAGGCCGTAGGCGTCCGGGTTCCGGAAGAACTTGATGTAGCCCTTGGTGGCCAGCACGCTGAGGCGCCGGCGGATGGTCTCGTAGCCTCCGAGCGACGCCTGGTTCTCGAAGCGGGTGGCGAACTGATTGGCGGTGTAGACCCGACCCTCGAGCGCCTCGTCGTAGAAGAGTTGGAGGATCACGTCGTGCTTGCGCCGACGCTCGGCGTCGAGCTTCTCGCCGAGGCTCTTGCGCACGAGCCGCTCGCCACGCGGGTCGAGCTCGACCCAGCGCCCGCCGATCTTGTCGACGAGCTTGGCCGGGATGGCGGGTCCGTTTCGGAGTTCCAGGTAGAGCCGGCGCTCGGTCCGCTCCTCGTCCGGCCGATGCAACAGCATGCCGCTGGTGTAGAAACCGCGCAGCGCGCCGGCGCCGGAGAGGGCCTGGAAGGGGTCCTCCTCGAGGTCCTTCTTGCGGGCCTTGCGGGTGTGGTGGCAGAGCACGATCCCCATCGCGGGGTCGAGCTCCTCGCGCAGCTTTTCCACCCGCTCCTGCAGAAAGAAGAGCATCGCCGCGTTGTCGTTCTCGGCGTTGCCCTCCGGGCCGCCGTCAAAGAGATTGCGGATCGGATCGATGCAGAGGACCTCGGGCGCCGCGTCGGGAAACCGGTCGCGCAAGGCCGCGAGCGTCAGCTCGACGCCGCGGTCGTTGAGCAGCATCCGCACCTTGGGGGTGGCGATGAGGTTCGTCGACGCGGCCACGACGATGTCCTTGGGCAGCCGCATGGCCTGCATGCGTTCGCGCAGGTAGTGATATTGGATCTCGGCCTGTAGATAGAACACGCGGAGCGCCCGCGGTGGGGCGAAGCCGAGAAACGGCGCGCCGGCGGCCACGTGCACCAGCAGCGAGGTCACGAAGTCGCTCTTCCCCACCTTGGGCGCGCCGCCGATCACGAGGAGCCCGCCCGGCGTCAGCAGCCGGGGAGCAATCAGGTCCTCGGGCATGGGGCTCGCATCGGCGAGCAGCTCGCTCAAGGAGAAGGTCTCGAGGCGTTGGCGCGCGGTTGCGGCCCCCGCCGGTGGGCCGTTGCGCTCGCAGTGTTTCTCCCACAGGCGCTGCGCCTCTCCGGCGAGACGGTCCTGCGGCCAGGACGGCCGGAGCATGGCGGCGTTGTACTGGCAGATCGCCTCCCAGGCCTCGGCGTGGCTCATGCGCCCCTCGTGGGCGAGGCGGACGTAATGGCCGATGGCGGCGGAGGCGCCCGCGAAACGCGTCCAGGCGTCCTGCCCGCCCTCGCGCACGGGCGTGATCAGCACATCGTCGAGCCCGGGCTTCGATGTGCCGCCGTTGTGGTCGAAGCCTGCGCCGCCATGGTCGGGGAGCGCCGGCATCTCATGGAGGCGCTCGGCGAATTCGGCGAGGTCGTTTTCGAGGCCGGTCCGGTTGCGGATCGAGACGAGCCGCTTGCGTCCGCCCTTGTGGTAGACCGAGCCCGCCACGCGGATCGGCTGGTGCGCCGAGCGGAAGTGGGTGTCGGCGCCGACCTTGACCGCGATCTCGTGACGCAGCCGACAGACGAGCGCGAGGTCGTCTCCCTCGGCCGGCTCGGTGAGCTTCCAATAGGCGTGGAGCTTGTCCTGGCCGTCCGCCGTGCGCCCGCCCGACTCGACCACCAGGCTCGGTTCGCCGAGGTGGCGCGCGAGGTGGGCGAGCTTTGCCGCAACGTCGCCGCAGTCGATATCGGCAAGCACCACCTGCGTGGCGACGACGTCGGCGGCCTTGGCCTGACCGTGGGCGGCCCCCGTGCCGGGGACCACGTAGAAGGCGGCGTGGTCCTTCGCCGCCCAGCCGGCGAAGGAGGCGGCCTTGGCCACGGCCTCGCCGTCGGCCTCGACCCAAACGTTGTGCGGACGCCCGCCGAGGCCCTGGCCCTGGTCGACGAAGCCCCGGAGCGGGATCCAGCCCTCGCAGTAGCCGAACACGGCGTCGAAATAGGCGGCGATCTCGCCGGGGTCCGGGTCGAGCACTATGAACTCCTCGTCTGGGTTGGCGTCGTTGAAGTCGCGCCATTTCTCGAAGTCGATGACGTCAGCCATGCGCCCAGCACCTCGCCTTCCAGGCGCACCCGGCGCACTCGTGGTGATCGGGATTGGCGACGACCCTGGGCAGGAGCTCGCCGGCGTCGGTCGCACGCAGGATCTGGACGGCCTTGTCGCTCACGCGCTGGGCCAGGGCGGCGTCGAAGGGCAGGAGCTCGTGCCAGAGCTCGGAAGTGTCTTTGTTGACGACGGTGAACAGGGCCGGGGCGCCGGCGAGGTCCATGTAGGCCTGGTAGAGGGCGACCTGGGCCGCGTAGACCGGGCGCGCCACGGCGACGCCGCGGCGGACGATCTCGCGCCAGCCCTTGGCGTTGGCGGTCTTGCATTCCCAGAGCGCCGGGTAGGTGAAGCCGTGCGCGCCGCCGCACAGCACGCCGTCGATGTGGCCGCGGATGCGCCCGCCCGCGACCGAGAATCCGAACTGCTCGCCCCCGCGGTCGCGCGTCCTGAGGTCGAAGCCGGCGCGCCTGAGCCAGCGCACGGTGAGGTTCTCGAAGACGTGACCGGCCGCGAAGATGCGGAGCGTGCGGCCGTCGAGGTCGGCGCCCTCGTCGCGCGGGGTGCGCGTGTACTCGTACTGGAGGCGCCTGAGACAGGGATCGCCGAGCCGCGACGCTCCGAGATAGTCGCGTGGCACCCTGGCGCGGTCCTCCGCCTCGAGCGCGGCGTCGATGAGGACGTTCACCTGATCGGCCGTGTTCGGCGCCTTCGGCCGCCGGTTGAAGTCGAGGTCGATCTCCATCACCGGCCTGCTCCCGGAGGATCGAACGGGATGTCGACCTCGTCCGTGCAGCCCATGGACCGCTGCCAGGCCTTGAGCACCGCATCCGCGATCTCCATCAGCTCGGCGAAGGTGAGGGTGTGGATCGGGCGGGTAATGTCCTTGCGCTCCAGCACCCGGCCCACCGCCTCGCCGGCCATCTCGAGGAGCTCGTCAGCCATGGGCGGCCTCGCCGATTCCGGAGGCGAGAGCCGCCCGCCGCTCCATGCGCCGGCGGCGCGCCGGCATCTGCTGGAGGGCGGCACCCTCGTTCTCGATGAGCCGGAGCGCGTGTTCCCGGACGAGCTCCGGTTCCAGCAGCGCGAGATCGCAGACGATGCGGAAATCGCAGCCGGCGTGGCGAAACCAGTCACGGGCCTCGTCGCGGACGCGCCGCCGCTCGACCTCGCTCGGCGCCGATGGGCCGAGACCGACGGCATCGAGCAGGGCCACGTGAATCACCGCGCGCCACATCGACACCTCGCCGCGCACGAAGGCCATGCCGTTCATGTAGCCGCCCTCCCTTCCGAAGCGTCGAACACGGCGCGCCGGATGGACGCACGGTTCCATCGGAAGGTGAGCAGACACGACGCCCTGTAGCGGGTGAGGCCGAAGTCCTGCGCCGCCGCCTCGCCGAGATGGGCGAGCTGCTTCGCCGTCGCCGGCTCGCGCAGCCACCGCTTCGCCTTGGACGCAGCGTCCGTGGTCTCGTTGGCGTTGAGCCAGTCGTCGGCGGAGGCGATGGCCATGGCGCGGTCCCCGATGGCGAGACGCCGAAACGGCAGGTCGCGACCGCCGCCCACGGCGTGCCAGAGACCGTCCCACAGGAAGGCGCCGGCCCAAGCGTCGAAGCCGGCCGCCAGAAGCGCGCCGTCGTCGCCGAACAGATCGACCCAGCGGAAGGGCGAGCGGTCGAGCAGCTCGATCTCGGTCATCGCGAAGCTCTCGAGCTCCGGTTTGCCCTCGCGCTCGAACAGGTGGCCGCAGAAGGGACATTCGCGGACCGACAGATGGACCTCGGCTGTGCATTCGGGGCAGGTCTTGGTCGGGGCTTCGCCCTCTTCCTCGCGAAGCCGGTCGTCGAGATCGACGTCCTGTTCGAGCGAGCCGTGGGTGAGCACCGAGGTGCCGAAGTCGAGGACGAGGCAGTCGGTCTTGACGACGCCGGCGTAGAGCTCGGGATCGACAGGCCTCAAGCCGCGGCCGATCATCTGGATCATCGTGCTCTTGTGCGAGCACGGCCGGAGCAGCATCACGCAGGAGACCGGCTGGCAGTCGAATCCCTCGGTGGCCACGGCGACGTTGACCAGCACCTGCATCTCGCCGGGATCGAGCCGGGCAAGGATATCTGCGCGCTCGCCGGCCGGCGTCTCGCCGGTCACCGTCTCGGCGGCGATGCCCTGCGCCCGGAACGCCTCCGATACGTGCTCGGCATGGGCGACCGTCGAGCAGAACACGATGGTGCGCCGCTCGCCCGCCTTCTCCTTCCAGTGCCGGACGACCTGCTCGGTCACGGGGGCGCGGTCCATCACCTGCGCGACCTCGCCCATGTCGAAGTCGTCGACGGTGCGGCGGACCCGTGAGAGATCCTCCCGGACCCCGACGTCGACGACGAAGCTGCGCGGTGGCACCAGGTGGCCCGAGGCGACCAGCTCGCCGAGCCGGATCTGGTCGGCGCAGTTGTCGAAGACCTCGCGCAGGCCCTTGCCGTCGCCCCGGCTCGGGGTCGCCGTGACGCCGAGCAGCTTGAGGTCGGGGTTCCGCTCGCGCGCCCGGTCGATGACGCGCCGGTAGCTCGCGGCGACCGCGTGGTGCGCCTCGTCCACCACCAGCACGTCGAGCGCCGGCATGGCGGTGAGGTTCGCCTGGCGGGAGAACGTCTGGACCATGGCGAACACCGCCCGCCCGGCCCAGTCCTTCCCGCCCGCGTCGACCACGGAGGAATTCAGGGTCGGGTTGATGCGCGCGAACTTGTCCCGGTTCTGGGCCGTGAGCTCGTCGCGGTGGGCGAGCACGAGCGCCTTCGCGTCGGTGCCCGCGATCAGCCGTCCCGCCACGGCCGAGAGCATCAGCGTTTTGCCGCTCCCGGTCGGGGCGACGCCGAGGGTGTTGCCGCGCTCGTGAAGCGCGGCGAGACACCGCTCGACGAAGACCTCCTGTCTCGGTCTCAGGATCATGGGCTCCGCCCCGGCTCAGCGGTTGGCCCAGGCCGGGACTGGTCCGCCGGCCGCCGGCTGCTGCTGCTGGCCGGCCTGCGGCTGCGGGGTCGGTTGCGGGGCCGCCGGCTGCGGCGTGCCATGGCCCTGCGCCGGCTGCGAGCCGGGCCAGGGGGCTCCCGCCGGCGCGTGGCCAGGCGGCTGCGACACCGGCTGGCGGCCCATGAGCGCCGCGTAGTCGCGGTGATCGGGACCGACGGCGGCGAGGACCTTGTTCTTGTCGGGGTACTGCCCGTCCCTGTCCTTCTCGACGCCGATGCGGGCGATGAACTCGATCCCGTCGAGGTCGCCGAGGGAGTCGATGCGCCGGGCGGCGACCGCCTGCGGGCTCTCGTCCTTGGGGTGGATGCCGCGGGCGGACTCCAGAATCGCCCGGATCAGGCTGCGGCCCATGTTGGCCCACTTGTCCTGGCCGTGCTCGTCGACCTTGGTGCCCTTGAGGCCGATCAGCGACCACACCTTGCGCCGGGCGTACGGGCCCTCGGCGACGGTGAACTCGCAATCGAGG